ACTCCTTTTCTTACATTTTCATCTAAAACTTCTACACCACTATTTGTTGCAATTACATTTTCTAATTGACTACCATCTCCAACAAATTTAGTAGCCGTTACAACTCCTGTGGATGTTATATTTCTTACTTCTAAGTGTTCTGTAGTGGTAATCCCCGTATTTAAAATACCAGTAACATTAAGTATTGGAGACCCTGTTAAATTTCTTGCAAGTGTAGAGATTCCTGCAGTACTTGCATAACTTGTAAGAGTGAATCCATCCCCAATTGTGTTATATATTTCTTGAAAATTACTATTAATTTTACCCATTGCAACTCTCAATGGATCTCCCTGACCATCATTAGGATTACTACCAGTATTGATCCCGAGTCTAGACATTAATTTTCCTCAGTCTTTCCCTATTTTTATATTTATTGATGCTTATAACTAGTAATAGAATTGGGTATAATTATGCAATTCAATTTTCAATTCGGTAAGAAGAAACCGGACAAAAAACAATTAATTATTGTTGGGGTTGTCATATCTACACTTATAGCTGGACTCTCCCAATGTACTGGAGTATCTGAGAGTGGTCTTTGGGATTTATTAGATGAACTTCAAAGAAAGTACATACCTCTAGGCATTCTTAATGAGATTATACTACAAGATCCTGACAAAGTAAATCGTAGAGTTGAAAGAGATGTTGATAAGGCTATAAGAGATGTAACAAAAGAATATGATAGGATTATTGTAGAGTCGGATAGAAAATATAAACCACAATACCTTGAAGAAAAGAACGATGAATCTTTATGTTACTCTGAGGATTGTAAAAGACTTGCACCTCCAATGAGAATCTGTTCTCCAGTATTTGAAGGAACTGATTGTTCTCGGAAACTTGAAGATAAATAAATAGAATTATAAAAGTACTTTTTATTGTATACAAATGGAAGGACAAAACATCAGAGGTCTCATTGAGGCCTATTCGCAAGTATATGAGGCCCCTGAGGTTCTTAATGAAGAAGTAGAAGATCTTCATGAAATTGGTGTTAATTTTGGCGGTCAAGCTGCAGTAAATAAAGCAAGAGCAGAACAAAAAGCAAAGACTGCATCCGATGCAAAACTTTCTGCTTTGAGACAACAAAGATTTGGTAGTGGTGGATCTCCAAGTGCTGGTAGAAATTCTTCTGGAAACAGAAGGGCCGGACAAAACGATAATGTTTTTAAGCCAACTCCAGGAGCCGGCAGTGCTTCAGGTCAAGGTGGTAGAAGAGGTAGCGGTTCTTCTCCAGGATCCCTAAAACCTGCTGCTCCTGCAGCTGCCGCAAAACCTGCTGCTCCTGCAGCTGCCGCAAAACCTGCTGCTCCTGCAGCTGCCGCAAAACCTGCTGCTCCTGCAGCTGCCGCAAAACCTGCTGCAACTTCTGCACCAAAACCTGTTCCAACTCCTGCAAAACCCGCAGGGTCCGCAATGGATCAGTGGGCTAAAGCAAATCCAAAACTCGCTGCTGCAAAGGCAGAAAGAGATCGCACAAGAGGAACTAGTGCAACCACCAATCCTCTTATGAAGGATATGAAGTCTTCTATGCCTGCTCCTAAGGCTCCTGCACCATCCACTGCAAGTACTGGTTTTGGTCTCGCTAAGAAGGGTGTAAATCTTGCTGCTGGTGTTGACATCTTTGATCTAGTCAAAGGTCACCTTCTAGATGAGGGCTATGCGGACTCTGAGGACGCTGCAATGGTCATCATGGTCAATATGAGTGAAGAGTGGAGAAAGTCCATTCTAGAGGCTCATGGAGTTGAAATTTTGGATGAAGCTCAAGAAGCTCGTGAGAATCCAGAAAAGCATGAAGAAGAAAAAGAGAAAGAAGATGAAAAAAAGTATGGAAAGGTTCGTGGAGAAAAAACTCCTATGCCACCAAGAGGTGACAAGCGCAGAGAAGATTTTGAGAAGTGGTACGCTGCTAATGTTCGTTGAGAACCATTAAAATATAACTTCGGGGGTTGACTACCCCCTTTTTTATTGGTAAAATAACTCTGTCCGGGTTCAAAGGATAAATAAGGCTCATATAATTCTAAGAGCTTTATGAGTTATGAAAACCCTTGGCTCTACAATGGGGAAATATTTGATTCTGATCATATTCAAGATCATTTTGGTTTTGTTTATCGTATTGACTGTCTTGAAAATAATCGTAGCTATCTCGGTAGAAAATATTTCTGGAGCTTCCGCAAAGAGAAAGGAAAATCTAGAAGAACTAAAAAGGAGTCCGATTGGAAAAAGTATTACGGATCCTGCCCTGAGCTCAAAGAAGATATCAAAAAATTAGGAAAAGATAAGTTCAGAAGATTTATAATATCTCTTCATGATTCTGTAGGTAAAACTAATTATGAAGAGACTCGTCAGTTATTTGTAAATAATGTTCTGATAGAATCTTTGGATCATAACATTCCAAAGTATTATAATTCAAATATTCTTGGTAGATATTACAGGAAAGATTATTTTGAAAAAGGTCTTGACAAACCTTGAACCTACTGGTAGTATAAGAAGGTTCTTGGTCGTTAAGGATTACTTTCATGGAAAACCAACTGACTGATGTTGATCTAAAAGATAGTATTATTGACCGTATTCATTACCTTGCAGAACTTGGGGATTATCTTAATGCCTGTGCGGTTTATGAAGAGTTTCGGGAAACGATTCAAGGCACAAATAAGTGACCTTTAGTAACAAAACTAAATAATCACTTATGATGATCTATATTATTAGTCCTTGAAGTGACAATTAGAGCCGTGGAAAGTGCCCTTTGAGAATTGGGTGTACCCCCTTTCTATACGGATGTAGAGTTCAATTAATTTTAATGCTAAACTTCTTTACTGTAGCCGTTCCTCTCGCAGCGATGGTTACAACCACAACGGCAACACTGCCATTCCAGAATTACAAGATGCAAGGGCCGCCACCTCCTGTTTCAGGACAAGCGCCCTTTTCCATTATTAAGGAATTTGATCTTGTTGATGATCAGAAGACAGCAATCCGAGAGGTTGCATTACCAAAGCCAAAAGAGAAAAGGCTAATTTGTAAAGGGTGTAATGAACAAGAGAATGCTACCCTGGCATACTTCCAGGATCGTGGTGTTAAAGACAGAAACGCCCTTGCTACCATCATGGGCAATATTAGACAGGAATCGACATTCGTGCCTAACATTTGTGAAGGTGGTAGCAGAACCAGTTGGAGTAACTGCGGTCGTGGTTACGGACTGATTCAATGGACATCTGCCAATCGTTATTATGGATTGGGTGATTTTGCTAAGAAGTATGGTGGTTCTCCATCAGAACTTCATACGCAACTTCGTTATCTAACGACTGAAATCCAATGGCAACGAATAGAGGACAGGATGAAAACTCCTGGTAAATCTATTCATCGTTATATGGACTATGCGTATAGTTGGATTGGTTGGGGGCATCATGGTGCTCGTACATCATATGCACATGATTATGCCAACCGACTGATCACGGTAGAGGTTTGATACAATAGAATAGGAAGGGAGGGGTTGACAATACCTCTCCCCCACTCTATACTCTAAATATGGAGAGGTGTCCGAGTGGCTTAAGGAGCAGACCTGGAAAGTCTGTATGGGGGTAACTTCATCGAGGGTTCAAATCCCTCTCTCTCCGCCTTGGGTAGGTGTCCGAGTGGTTAATGGAAGCGGACTGTAAATCCGCCGGCTCCGCCTTCGGGGGTTCGAATCCCTCCCTGCCCACTTTGGGTCTGTAACTCAATGGTAGAGTAACGGGCTTTTAACCTGGAAGTTGTGAGTTCGAGCCTCACCAGACCCATGCGGGAAATTAGCTCAGTTGGTTAGAGCGCACCCCTGATAAGGGTGAGGTCACTGATTCAAGTTCAGTATTTCCCATTGACAATTGAATCGTTATCGGTTATAATTGTCTTATGACTCAGTAGCTCAGTTGGATAGAGCATCTGCCTTCTAAGCAGTTGGTCGGGGGTTCAAGTCCCTCCTGAGTCGTTGGAGATTTATTTTCCAAATCATTCCCCTATAGCTCAATTGGCAGAGTATTTGACTGTTAATCAAAGTGTTCCTGGTTCGAGTCCAGGTGGGGGAGTTGGAAGGACTGGAAATGTCTGGGTCTTCCATAAGAGTCGGGATCATCATATCCGACTCACTAAATCCTAAGTTTTCTTAGGTCGGGGACTTGATCACCCCCGTCAGTTGCGGAGAGTGTCTTCCGCGAGTGGTGGGCACTCACTACTCATTTGTCGATGTGGCGGAATTGGTATACGCGCTGGGTTTAGGTTCCAGTGGAGCAATCCATGAAGGTTCAAGTCCTTTCATCGACACTTGACAATTAAGACTATATAGTTTATAATTGTCTCATGCGGAATTAGCTCAGCGGTAGAGCGCCTTCCTTCCAAGTAGGATGTCAGGGGTTCGAATCCCCTATTCCGCTCTTCGGGCGATTAACTCAGCGGTAGAGTGCCTCGTTTACACCGAGTATGTCGGCGGTTCGATCCCGTCATCGCCCACTTTATAAATACTTGA